ACTGTGGGTGGTACTGTGGGTGGTACTGTCGGTGGTACTGACGGTGGTACTGACGGTGGTACTGTCGGTGGTACTGACGGTGGTACTGACGGTGGACTACTGGTGTACGGATGGTGGACTACTGGTGGACGGACGGTGTTACCGCGACGACAAAAGGCCTGAAGACAAAGAGACGTCGACCGGAGAGAGAGCGACCCCACACCATGAACACACCATGTTCACCCGTGGCAGATAATGGCTTACCACCGCGGATAATCATACAGATAAGGCCTATCGAACCTCTATGTGTCACATGATGGGTGACCCCCGCCCCCATTACCATTGATATTACCGTGTGTGTGACCCCACAGGGGGGGAGGGCGGGAAGGTTCACGTATATATATCCACTCAGATATTTTCCCCATTTCTAGGCGACCCCTCTGATCGTGTAGGACCCAGAGTACACCCACAGTCCAACTGGGAGGCCCCCTACAGCCCCGAGTGTACTTGAGTGGACCTAGGGTGTACCTTGAGTGATGTTGGTTGGGGGTGGTCTCCATAGGCGGTAGACACCGGGTGTACACTGAGGGGGAGATACCCGAAGTAATCGTTTAGTACACTAAGTGTAACCAGCCTAGGGTGATACCTGCAGGGATACCCTAGGTATACTCTAAGTAGCACCTGAGAGGGTACATACTTAGGGTATAACCTTGGGTATCTCTTCTTCATGTGGTCCCTAATTTAACCTACTGATATACATCAGGAAACCCAAGTAGAAACCGAGGACGAGGAACGACGTCCGAGGGGATCATATGCGTTGTTCATGAAGCTTTCCAAGGCAGCATCGAGGGCAGCTTCCCGCTCCTGTGCGATCCCCTCTTCTTCATCCCTGTTCATCTGATCAGTGAAGTGGGCTACCGCGATGGACAGAGCATCCAATCGGTCATCATGACGTAGACACCCACGTTCCGCTGTGAGGCGGGTCATCTGGTAGATCAGCATCTTGGATTGACGTACAGCCTGCTCATACTTCATGGCAGTCCGGTAGTCCTCCTCGATCACCTCAGGGGCGATGACAAGCTTGTGGGACATCATGACAGGTTCGAGGGTGTCGATGATGCGGCGTTCCTTCTGGGTGCTGTGACGGACCTCCTCGAGGTGACACGGATGTATCTTCTTGAGGATGGGACCGAGTAGCTGCGAGTACATGCCATCACCGAAGTTGCTCTCGACGATCACCTCGTGGACCTTATGCTTCTTAGCGATGTGAGCGAGTTCAGTCAGGGTGTCCTTATCGTAGCCACCTTGGAGACCGCCGCATGCAACGACGTAGAGGTAACCGTTGATCATCTTGACCACTGCGTACCCGGTTTCATCGGCACCACGACCTGAGGGGTCAATCGATAGGATGCTTCCGGTGAACTCGGCTGTGATATCTCCGACGTTCATAGGAGGGAACATCTTGTCACCACGCATAGCTACACAGGGGAGGTCCTTGTAGACGCGATCCTCGAGTGGACCCCACTGTAACTTGAGAGGGGCTGTGTCTGGATCGATGGACATCACGATCAGGTCCCGTACCTTGAGAGGGAACCGTTCCATATCGGAGAGAGCGGTCGAGAGCATGAACTGCATCGCGAACCCGGCTTTACCGTAGGAGGCCTCACGTTCGATCAGGTCTGCATCATCAAAACGCTTAGGGTCACAGGGATCGCCTATGTCGTAAGGTAGCTTCTGGATGTAGCGAGCGAGTGTATCACCATAGGCTTCCTGCATCTTCTCGTCCGGCATACGAGCAGGCCAGACCTGAACCTCGTACCCACGCTCGGGTAACTTGGTGTACAGGCTGTCCTCAGTCTGGGGTGTACCTAGATAGATGATACGGGACGTTGGGAGGGGCTTTAGAATGGCGTCGAACTCTTTTACGGCCTCTGACAGCTTATCGCGAGAGGTCTGCGTGTACGCGTTGTTCAGGACCTCGATGTCATCGGCAATAATCAGGTCAGCACGGCTACCAGTTAGCTGCCCGGTGATACCTACGGACTTCACCGAGGCAGACTGAGAGGCCATCGCTGGGCCGACGTCGAAGCTGATCTTAGACTGACGTTGATCGGAGGACGGGCGGAGGTACTCGAGGCCTTCCATCTCCCAGATGAGACGCTGTGTGAACGTCGAGAAGGCATCGGCTCGCTCCTTGGAGGCTGATACCACCATGATCTTCGCTTCGGCGTCACAGAGTAGCCGCCAGACGACGTATGAGGCGGTGATGTGGGACTTACCCACGCCACGGAAAGCTTGGATGCAGGTACGCTTCTTACCGAACTGTAGGAAGTCAGCGATGTCGTACTGCAGAGGGGTCGGTTCGGGTAGGTTCAGATACTGGTGGACGTACCAAAGGAACACTTTGAAGTCGCTGCGCAGTTTCTGGTGGAATACAGTTTCAGGGATGTGAGCCATGAGGCCTCCATTTAGCCTCACTGAGGCGTATCTCTTACGATTAGGGAACTAGGGTAGCCCAGAACCCCTCACACGCCTGAGAGAGGCATATGGTGGGGTCCTTGGGGCGTTCTTAGAGGTTACATGCGGCCTCTAGCTGGGCTGCATAGAGGTCCAAGCCCTCGAGTGTCGTATCCGAGAGGAGGATTAACTCTTTCTCAGTGAATGTTGGTGTTGGGATCGAGCAGATAGCGTCAGCGGACCCAACCGTTTGTGCGCAGGCGCTCAACAGCAGCATCGCGAGTGGGAGAAACTTGTACATCCTTGATGACCTCCTTGGTTTCAATGAAGGTTTCTAGTTGTTCGACACGGGTCTGCTCTCGCTCGCGACCAGCGCCCCACTGCACGGCACCTGTGAGGATACCCGCAGTGATGGCGATGAGGATCAAGAGTTTCCCGGCCTTGCTGGTTAGGAATGTGATCATGAACGTGGTCCTTGCTTGAAGACAGCGTCGATAGCGAACGCACCACCCGCGAAGGTGAAGATTGGTAGGGTCAGGAAGCGAGCGGCCTGTGCAGCCTCTGCGTTCCCCACACCCCACACGAAGAGTGAACCGAGGAAGACCAACATTGAGCCAGCCACTTCCCGTTTGTAGGTCTTAGGGTTCATCCTTTGGTCCCTTCTAGGAATAGGAGACGCTCTTCCTTGCGCCGCTTGGTGAGACCTCGGAGGCGTACCATCTTGCCGTTCTGGCGTTGCTTATCCCACTTCAAGAACTCATTCGCAGCGCCTACGTAATCGTAAGCATTGAGGCGTTTGAGCAACGTGGAAGACCGGAAGTTTGCGCCACCAAGGTTGAAGATGAAACTGGCGAGGGCGTCATACTGCTCCTGCGTCAGAGGGACCTTGACGTCCTTGGCGATCACCCGACGTACCCACGTTAGGTCCATGCGGAGTAGCTGTAGGGCCTGCGCTGTGGTGATCTCCATACCCATCTTGGTGGTTGAGGTGTGTCCCCATCCAATCGTTGGTACATCGTGAGGTGTCGGGAGGTATGCCTTGAGGCGGAGAGCCTCATGCTTCTGGATCATATCGACCCGTTTCACCCGAGTGGGTTGGAAGACAGGCATGGGTCGCTCCTTGGGTCGTGCCTTCGGTCGAAGGGCTTTGAGAAGTTGTTCGATGAAACTCATAGGATATCCTTAGTAATGGTTGGGGTCTTGGCTGTTGAGGAAGCCGCCCAGCATATCTGCTAGTTCACGCCGCCACGGGTCCTTAGAGTTCTTTAGGCGCTTGAGACGCTTCGTGGTGAAGCCTTCTCGGGGGAACTCCCAGAACAGGAGTGTGCAGACGATCCAGTTATGCAGGACGTTCATCGGTGCGAACACCAAGAGCCATGTATAGGCCAGCGGCTTAGACCGCGCCTCCAACCAATACAGGAGGGAGTACGCGGCGTAGACCACAGCGATAACCGGAGAAAGCACGAGGAAAGAGAGGACTGGCCAGAAGCCAATCAGTTTCGTGTCAGAAGTGATCATTGTGTTTCCTTAGAGTGTTACCGCCAACCGGAAGAGGTCGTCAGCTTGTTCTTCTGTGAGGCCCATCGCCCAGATGAGCGC